ATTTTGACCACCAGGTAATGTAGTAATCTCTGTGCCTTTTCCACCTTCACGGCGAGGTAACCAAAAGTCTTCCATCATTGATAGAAACTTACGGTCATCACGAACTTCACCTGTGTTAGCATCATATACAAGTTTGTTCTTGTATTTTACCATAATGTCACGGAGATATTGTTCCGCTTTTAATTTTGGTAAGTTACCCACATCAATATAGAAAATGCGGCGTTCAGGAGCACGACTGATACGATAAATGACTGTAGCATCTTCAATCATTCTTAATTGATTGAGTGGTTTAATTGCCTTGTGTAGATAAGATAACACAACAGCACGGCGAGCATCCATAAGTCCTGATACAACCGATACAATCGAATCAGTAGTAATACGAACACCAATAGGACCAAAATTTTGTGAAGAAGCTGTAGTGACTTTATCGTTAAAAATGTAATATTCATTGATTACATTTACCAATTCTACACCAGTTCTTTGATCTTTTTCTTTTTTAACTTCACGAACTTTTCTTAATTTTCGTGGATCAATATATCGTAATTCTTTAATACCTTCTTGTGGTTTTTCACGATCAATAATAATTTGATAGTATAATCGACCATCAACATAATATCTACGGAAGATATCTTGTGCCATGTTGGTATAATTTAATAACCGCATGATGGTTTCAAACTCAGCCTTAATGGCACTTTTAATTTTTTCTGGTTGTTTTAAATCATCTAAAACAATCTTTAAAATTTTACCATCGTCATCTTGACAAATAGCTTCACCAATAATATCATCAATTGCTGATTCAATTTCTGGTTGCATTGCCATTTCACGATAACGAGAAATGAGTTCTACATCATTTTTTGCTGTGCCGTCTAGATCAACATAAGTTCCATAATAAGCGGCAGAAGTAATAGTAAGAGCACCATCCTCGTTTGAAGGTGGTGTGAATGATTGCTCCGTAGATTGAGTATTTTCTTCCTTATCTCGTGCAATCGTAAAACCGAAAAGTGAGAATTTATTTGCCATAGTATTTTATTCCAATTCAAAAAAACATAATGAGGAGAACCAAAGTTCTCCTCGTATAATAAAGTAAATTAATTTGTTGTATTTGCTTCCCACCATTGATATGCGAATGTTACTGCATATTCTTCAATGGAATCATTCGAACCCCAATCTAAATCAATGGGTGCCAAATCAAGTGGGAACATACCAACAAATTTATATGATTTCAAAGAATCACCAGTTTTTCCGTATTGCGTAACCGTTGCATCAACAGTATAACTTGATGGAGTTTTTGCATTTGCATTACGAACATTACTTGAATGACTATTTATTGCGTTCATCCACGATTCAATTGAGTTGCGAATTGTGAAATCTTCATCATTAATAATCTGTAATGTCCAATCAGTAAATGTACGATTACCTGCAAATTTTAATTCACGACCAAAATAATAAACAGGAACAGTACCTACTGTTGAACCAGGTAATTGTGCTGACTTTGCCATAAATGTGGCTTTTTGGCCAGCCACTACAGCGTTGTCTGCAATTGTCGGAAATGTTAAAGTGACCTGAAATAGATTGGGACGGGCTCCGTCACCAATCATATTGGCTCTAAATTCTGTTACATTGAATGCCATTCTTTTCTCCTATATCGTTGAATTATTTATTAGAACCGACCAACGACTTCAGTAAAATCAACACCAGTTCTTACAGCAACAAAGTTTAACTGGATGAAGTTGATAGAACGAGCTGGTTTAATGTAAATATCACCAACAAATTGATTAGCATCAATAACTTGAGAAGTATTATTTGTAGTATCACAAACAACACGGAAGTCATAGATACCACGGCGTCCTTGTATATCTCGTAAGAACGGTGTAACTAAAGCAACAAATTGAGCACGGGTAAATTCATCATTAAATTCAAACAATGAATATTTTGCCGCTTGTGCAATTGCTTTTTCAAGAACAATAAACAATCTACGAACATTAATTCGATCAAAAGCAGAAGGTTTAGTTTGTAAAGTTTTATCACCGTATAATACAGTACCATTACCTGGGAAAGTACCTACAGGATTAATACCTTGAGCATATAGTGTATCTCTTTGTGTTTTGCTTGGATTCCATGCTAACTTAACAACATTTTTTAAATTACCACGATTAAATCCAGCAGGTGAGAACCATGGATCACGAACTGAATCTGTGTTAACACACAAACCAGCAATATCACCATTTAATGGTACCCAACGATATACGTTATTATATTTGTCAAACATATATTTCCAACCAGAATCAGCAACAGCGTAAGATGTTGATCTTCCTAATGATGTATTCCAAGCAGAAATATTTGTTGTTTCACTACCAGATTGATTAACAACGTTTGCTGACGGTGGTGAAATAAATGCGATACAATCTTTTCTAGAAGATGCAATATCTATTACACTTCCTTGAAGTGTTACATTTGCATCACCAGTTACTAATAAAGAAAGGTCTACTTCATCAGCATTAGCAAATAAATTATATGCAGTTTGTAAGTTTCCGGTTGACACAGAAACATCAACTCCACCAGCTAAAGAAACAGTACTTGCACTGGTTAATGCAGCAAATGTTGTGCTCAAAGTTAAACCCCATGTAGCACTAGTTGTGGCATAACTTACTGGATCAACAGCGTAAATATATTTTGAATTATTGAACAACACATTTTTATAATAATTTGAATTTCCTAAAGCATCAGTCGAATCGGAAGCTTTAGAAAGATATGGCCAAACTTCTAAAATTGTATTTTTAACGCCTGTAAATAAACCATCTTCATCAATAACAATAATGTGTAATTCATCAGCGGAACCGCCAGCATCAGAACAAGCAGCAGAAGTACCAGGTGCACCATTAAAATAACCAGCATAATCCCATGCTGAAAAGGGGCTTTGGCCGGAATCACAAACTGAAACTTTTAATGAATTGCCTAAGGCACCAGCATATTTTGCCATAAATGCGCCATATGTATTACTATTATTTTGATTTAAAAGGGTTGCTTGAAATATATCTTCATTAGCGACCAATAAATTTGTTCCACCGCCATTGTCAGCGTTAAAGCTCGAACCGTTGATAGCACGAACAACTTGAAGATTATTACCATAAGCTAAAAATGAAGCCGCAGTAAAAAATGAAGTTGCTGATGTGTCATTTGGCTGACCAAATTTGTTTACTAGTGTAATTTCACTATCTACTTGAATTCTTTTGTTTGCTGGGCCCCATGAAAAAGTTCCCGCAAAAGCACCGGCCGTAGTTAGTACCGAAGGAACGACTGTAGTTAGGTCGACTTCCGAAACATTTACGCCTGGAGAGATTTGAAATGCCATTTGTTATCTCCTTGAATATTGATTATTTTGTGGCAATTAAGATACCATACGAATATTTATGTAAGGCCATATTTAGAGATTCCGAATCATATCTCTAACAAAACCGGCATAAACTTCTCCACCATTTGCATCTTCCCACAAATCTCCATCAATTCTTTCTAACGGAGTTTGTAGTCCATCTTCAATAATAGGTGCCGGCAAATTTTCTTCATCCAACTGGTTCATATTCTCCAACTGAATTTGTTTACGAATATCATGATTTACTATCTCTTTAAAATACTTTTGAGTGGTTACCCATCCAAACAGCACCAAAGTCATCACCAAATCATCATTTGCGTCATTTTCAGCAGCAAAAGATGTTTTATTTGCTACAAAGGTTGTCAATTCTGAGATAGTATCGAAATCTGGTATTAAAAGTTTATTACCTTCGACCAAAGTTTTTAAATTGGAACATCCAATTCTTTTAACTGCTGGTGACATTTTGATACCCATCTGTACGCCACGACCAAATCCTGAGTGTAATTGTTGTGGTTTTTTGTTTCCTGTAAATATTTTCCAAAGGTTTTCGTATTCAAGGTCTTGGTGAATAACATCGGCCACCTGTGGATTATTGTTTATTTCAATCAAAATGTAAGCATCATTATAAAGCCTAGCAGCATTATAGATCACGGTTGGAAATAATATGGGTGAAATTGATGAACTTTTATATGTTGCAACTTGTTTATAAGGTGTTGTTGAAATGTCAAATACTGAAAAAGCCGAACAATCAAGATTACGGCCTTCTGAAATATCCACGGTAATACAATATAGATGGTCTTTTTTAGATTCATCATCACCTTTAATAGGGTGTTCATAAACAATAATTTTGTCATGAACAGCAATAGGTTGTTGATAGGCCAATTGTTGCAACTTAGTACCAGAAATTAATGTGTTGGTTGAACCCAAAAATTCAGTTTCAAACTCTTGCCGAAACTGGTGTTCCGATGTATTGCGAATTGTTTCTTCTTTCCATGCTTCATCACGACCGGGTACCATAGACCAATGAACCTCGAATGGCACATAATTGTTTCTTTTATTGATAGCATCTGTCCAAATTTTATAAAACAGATTCATACCATTAGGAGTAGAAACAATAATAATTTTTGTTTTTGTACCAGCAGTAATAACAGGATAAACAGAAGTAAAGAAATCCGTAGCAATATTAGATGGTACGAAAGCAAATTCGTCCAAAAACACTATGTTAAAAGATCCTGAACGAGCCGCTGAAGATGATGTGGATGAAGCAATAATAACAGAACCATTTTCCAATTCAACTCGACCTTTATTCCACTCCAATACACCTTGTTGTAACCACATGGGTAAATTTTCATAAGCCAATTGAAGTTTACCTAAAATGGCTCGAGCCGTTTCACCTCGGTTAGCTAACACCGCAACTGTTTGTGAATCTTGAAATAGTATGGTCCAAAGAAGATACGCAACGGTTGTAGTAGTTTTGCCAACCTGCCGAGGACATTTCATAATTGTAAAACGATTATTATGAAATGTTTTTATCATATCTTCTTGAAAATCATACATTTTAAATTCGGTTACACCTTCATCTAGTGTAATAATTTTAATGTATTTTGTAAAATATAAAGGATCTTTAGAACACTTTATATATTCTTGAATTTGATCTTCTGTAAAATTTACTTGAACTCCTACTCGTTTAAGTAGGGGATTATCACGGTATGATTCTTTATTCTTTGCTGCCATTATTTTTTAACAATTTATTTAATTCAGAAGTTGATCCAACAAAGATAGCTTTATCAATATTGGTATTATTTGTTTCCTTTTTAATACCTTCCATTTCACGCATTTCTTTTTGAATTTTTAATAATCTATCATTGGCCTCTGTCATATTTTTTAATAATCCAGAATATACTTCAAACGCACGGGGGTGTTGGCCAGCTTTGGCTATATTGAGTATTTCTTCCATGGCTTCTTTACCTTGGTCAATAATACCTTGAAGATTTTCTTTTGATTGTTGATAGGCGTCAGTTAAATCTTGTTGTAATTCTTTTTGTTTGCCATCATTTTCAACTTTAACCAAAGGTAAAGGTTCTTTTTTTTGTTCTATTACCTTTGGTGTTACATCAAAAACTTCTTCCATTTTTTTATCAAAATTATTCATAATAAATTATTAACTGGCAGCACCTTTTATAACAATATATTGAATTACTGGTTGCTCTGCTGTACTAATAACATCTTGACATCTAATTGTTACGTTAGCGAGTCCCACACCTGTATTGGCATTAAGTGTATAATTGCCAATTGTTCCGCCAGACCAATGATTTAGTAATATAAAATCATTAGCACTAATAGAAGTATTATTAAAAGTAAAAGTGTTTGATGAAGAATTGGCCATCGCTTGAGCAAACAAAACAATTCTACCAGTAGGTTGATTTAAAGTTACAGAAGTTGTTCTATTAGTTGCTTGAGTTACAATAGCACCAGAACCAATTGGATAACCAAAACCAGTATTTGCATATACTGTATTTAATGTAAGTGTTGCAGTATTTTGAATAGCTGAGTTAGCGATTGTACCAACGGCATTTGCTTTTCCATAACCACCAAGTGCTAATGCAACGTTAGCGTTCATAGAAGGTAAAACACCTAGAGCAATATTAGCAACCACAGCGGTACTATTAGCAACTATAGCCGTACTATTAACAGCACCATAGGCACCAATAGCAAATGTTATGTTTGCATTTTGACTTGTATTAATAGCATTAAGAATAATTAAATTAGCATTAGCTGCAGCAACTCCAGCCAAAGCAATACTGGTGTTGGTATTCTGTGACGAATTAACTGCTTGTTGGATAGTCGAATTTGCATTTAATTGTGCTTGAGTCGCCAAATATACTCCACCTACAGTAGAACCATCATGTACGGTAACTGTATCTTGGTCG